GAGAAGATTAAATATTGTTTTATAGTTGATTCTGTGGATGGCCTAATTAGGAAGGATGACTTGGGCAAGAATTTTGAGGAAAGTGGCAAGGTAGCAGGGGGCGCTGTAATAGCATCTGACTTCTGCAAAAAAACCAGCACCGCGTTAGGGAAGCGTGGGCATATGGCAATATTTATTAGCCAAGTTCGCGCTGACATTAAATTAGATCCATACTCTAAAGCTCCGATTAGACAAACTACAGCTACTGGCGGTAACGCTCTGCTACATTACGCCAATAACATTATGGAGTTTGAACCGCGTTTCAAGGGGGATATGATATTGCAGAACCCGTCTATAAAAACTATAGACTCGAAAAAGAATCCAATTATCGGCCATCACGCAAAGGTGACAATTAAAAAGTCCGCACATGAAAATACAAACACAACAGTTTCTTATCCAATTCGCTATGGGCGCACTGGCGGCACATCCATTTGGGTCGAGAAAGAAGTGATTGATTTACTTTACGCTTGGGAGTTTGTAGAAAAGAAGGGCGCATGGATTAAGGCTACAGATGACTTTAGAGAGCTTTTAGATTCACATGACTTGCAGTTTGCTGACAAAATACAAGGAGATAATAACCTTTTTAAAGCGATAGAAGAAGATAAGGATTTGTGCAAGTTCTTGATAGATTATTTTAAAGAACAGATAGCAGTATGAACCTTAATAAAACCGCAATAATGATTCTAGGTCCAGAAGCCACTGGAACAAAGATAACGCAGGAGATTATGGTGAAATGTTTTGGGTGCGATGGTTACATAGGAAGAGGCGGAATAAAAAATCGCAACGAAAACTTCATATCTTTTAAGCGGAGCCTCCCCGCAGCAGGCGTGTGGCTAGATCCTCAAAACCTTTTTGACGACCTACAGCAACACGGGTTTGATGACATCAAACTTATAATCACAACCAGAAACTGGGGGTATATAGCTCGATCTCATGATAGGCAATTTGCCCCTCGACCGCGTGAGGAAACCTTTTCCATGATCAAGAGGGCTTACGAAAAAATTTTTAGCTTTTTAGCGAAAACTCCAATCCCCTACTTGATGTCCAGTTACGAGAGTTTGATATCCAACCCTGAAACTCACATTAAATCAATCGGGGAAGTTCTAAATTTAGAGCCAAAGAGCTACGATGTCTGCATAAAGAATGGAAATTTAAAATACGATAAGGCGTGGTAGGGCTAAATTTTATTGATTTAAAAAAGCAGATAGAGGTATGAAGTTTATCGATGCTTACGGCAAGGAAAGAAACTTAAAAAACGCAAAGAAATATTTAATAGATTGGGATAAACCCAGTCGCAGCAAGTTTCAGACTAGGGTAAAAAAGTTTCTGTATGCCTACTGGAAGAATGATATAGTGTTTGAAGAATTTCGTGTTGCGGGTAGTCGTTTAACTTTGGATTTTTATAACGCAAACAAAAAAATCGCTATAGAAGTTCAGGGAGCACAACACACGAAATACGTTAAGTTCTTCCATAAAAACCGCTTAAAATACTGCGACCAGTTAAAAAGGGATCAAAAGAAACTTGACTTCTGCGTTGCTAATGATATAAAGTTGGCAGAGGTTTATCCGCAGGACAAAATTGTAGCCTCATTATTTGATCAGCAGGACATTTATTTATGAATCTAGGAGACGGAGAAGAAGGAGAATTTTCAATCCCAACTGAAATGGTTGATAACCTTTATGAGTTATCAGGTGGAGTTGACAAGTACAAAGGTGTGATTATGGCGGTCTCCTCCGAAAAAGGCAAGCCATTGATTTACTCCAAATTCGATTGTGGTATGACTGAATTTGCTCTAATGAAAGCCCTAGAGAATCATCTTACCTCATCAAGTTCACCACCAGACCCAAGGGAAGAAAGTAATGATCTATAATTTTGAACTAGAAAAACAACTGCTAGCAGGTTTAATCAAAGAGCCTGATACCTTGGCGGAAATTTCCAATTTTATTGGAAATTCTGATTTTTACTCAAAGCAGAGTTCCTTGCATTCAACTATTTTTCGTGTAATTCAGCAAGCAATTAACTCGGGAGATGAGATAGATGAGGTCATTATAGCTCAAAGAGTTAATGATGTTGGGCTGTCTTTTGAGGATAATTTAAATCCTTCAGATTACATTAAATCATTAGCGCTACGCAAGGTTCCCAATGGCAATACCCTTAAGACAGCTAAGGAATTAAAAAAATACTCGATTAGGCGCGAAATCTTGGAGTCCTCGCAAGATATCGTGAAAAAAATGAAGAACATGCCCTCGGAGGCATCTTATCGACATATTATTGAGGCTGCTGATAACATTTACAATTCTCGTATTAACTTGTATGAGATGGGCAATGATATTCCTGAAAATATTTATGAAGATATGGAGGATCTCATTGAGGATAGAGGCAATAATCCTGTAACTGAATTTGGCATGATGGGGCCTCATGAGAAGGTCAATGACATTTACGGCTCTCTGTTGCGCCCAGGAAATATTACTGTTATCGTGGCGCGTTCTGGAGTAGGTAAGACTAATTTCTGCATGGACTACACAACGAAAGTTAGTCTCAAGTATGATATTCCCGTGTTGCACTTTGATAATGGCGAGATGAGCAAGGAGGAGCTAATTATGCGGCAGTGCGCTGCGCTTTCAGGTGTTTCCATGCATCTCCTCGAAAGCGGTAAGTGGCGACAAGCTGGAAAAGAGGTTGTTGATAAAGTTCGTTCTGTGTGGCCAAAGATTAAGAACTTAAAATTTTATTATTACAACGTCGGAGGAATGGATGTTGACTCTATGGTGAACACCCTTAAACGTTTCTACTACTCTAAAGTCGGGCGAGGTAACCAGATGGTTTTTTCCTTTGATTATATTAAAACAACATCGGAAAACATTGCAAATAAGTCTGAGTGGCAGGTGGTGGGTGAAATGGTGGATAAATTTAAGAAGTGCGTTCAAAAAGAGGTTTTACATGATGGCAATCCCGTGATTCCAATGATCACTTCTGTGCAGTCAAACAGGTATGGAATTACCAATAACAGAAATTCACAAAACATAGTAGACGATGAGTCTATCGTTTCACTTTCAGATCGTATTACTCAGTTTTGCTCCCACATGTTCATCTTGCGTAATAAAACTGCTGACGAAATGGAAACTGAAGGTGGTAGATTTGGGACACACAAATTAATTAATGTCAAATCACGTCATCTAGGTAGCGACATTGCTGGTGCGATTGAACCTGTCAGGATTGGAGATGCGTTGCGTAAAAATGCGATTAATTTAGATTTTAATAACTTTAATATTACTGAGCGTGGAGATTTGCGTGATATTGCCCGAATGCTAGATGGAGAGGAGGAATTAGATACCGATGGAGTCCAAGAAACCATCCCAGAGTTTGATCAATTCTGATGACTTTCAGGGGGTTTTAGAGTCAATTGGTTATACACTTATTGACTGTGGGGACCACTGGAGAACTCAAGCGCTTTATAGAGATGGCGATAACAAAACTGCCGTTAAAATCTATAAGAATACAGGCGTGTGGATGGATTTTGTGGAAAACAAGGGTTGCAAGCCTTTTGAAGCCTTAGTAAAGCTTACTGTAAAAGATCCATCCCAACTGGTAGAAATTTTAGGTAATCGAAAAATTGAAAGCTCAAGCACTTTCTGCAAAAACGAGAAAATACAAATGGAAAAGATCTATCCAGAAGAATCCTTGGACAAGCTGTTCCCAAACTATAATTTTTATTTAAAAAAAGGAATTTCAGAATCGACTCAAAAAGCATTTAAGGCTGGTTTGGCGGGAGTTGGTAAAATGTATAGAAGAATGGTGTTTCCTGTTTATAATGAGCATCACCAGTTGATTGGCTTTTCGGGTAGAAAGGTTGATGATGATAACGATTACCCTAAATGGAAACACGTTGGCCGCAGAAACAATTGGGTGTATCCCGCTTTTAATAAGAGCGTGGGCGTAAACGAGCAAATTGAATTGCAAAAAGAAGTTATTTTAGTAGAAAGCATAGGCGATGCACTGGCACTATATGAACAAGGTATTAAAAACGTTTTGGTTATGTTTGGTTTATCCGTTAACACTAATATCATTAATTACCTTAACAGTAAGCGTATTGATCGGATTTTTATCTCTACTAATAATGACCGCAGCAGTCCAGAAAATAGAGGACTTGTCGCAGCAATAAAAACCTTTATAAAATTGTCAGGTTACTTTGATTTAGACAGATTGACTGTAAAATTCCCACCATCGCCGTATAATGATTTTGGTGACGCTCATCTCGACGGGCATGATTTGACTGAAAAATGGGCGAATAACGACCACGATCAGAAAAAACAGCTAAATTATATCTGCGATTTTGTCAAAAGTAACACTTCCTGCTTCACCAAAAAAGAGATTAAAACAACCTTAATACTTGGTGATGCCTGAACCCATAACGCCCCTTTCCGCCAGCAGAATCAAGACTGCACAATCCTGTTCTTGGTTGTATTGGTGCAAGTATAAGCTCAAGCTACCCGAGAAGAGCAATGATGGGGCGCGGAGGGGGTCCATTTGCCATTTGGTTTTCGAGGTTCTAGGCATAAAACGCAGAAAAAAGCATTTCGACGCAATTATAAAAAGCCAAGATGTGTTTTCAGTCCCATCAATTAAACGGTTAGTTATAAAACACGCGATTAGAGAGGGTGTTGATGATCAGGATAACATTGACCTGATGAAAGAAATGATCTACAACGGACTGACGTATGATTTTTTTGGTGAAGATTTAGGCGCTCCAACCAAGGAGTATTCGGAGAAAGATTTTGATATCGTCAAGAACGACGGTAAAACCCAATACAAGATACGCGGATTTATTGATAAGCTTTTCTTGTATAAAAAGCAAAAATTTGCACTTATTCGCGACTTCAAGACCAGTAAGGACGTTTTTAAAGGTAAAGACCAAACAGACAACTTACAGGACTTGATGTATAGCTTGGCAGTTAAAAACCTTTTTCCTGAATACTCGGATAGGGTGAGTGAATTTCTTTTCTTAAAGTTTGATTTAGATATTAATGCTAAAAAATCTGGCGTAATTAGAATGAAGGCGCTTGACGAGGATGAATTGACAGGTTTTGAGATGCAGCTTTCTGAAATTCAGAAGTATCTCGATGGTTTCTCCGAAAAAGATGCGCGGAGAAATTATGCCGCTCATCAAGGTTTTCCAACCGATAATTCTTTCAGCGGAAAATTATTGTGTGGCTTCGCCACCCAGAAGGGTGAATTAAAAAAAGACGGTTCTCCAAAATGGCATTGCCCAATGAAATTTGACTTCTTTTTTTACGAGGTTTGGGATTCTGAGAGGCAGAGAGTTGGCTCTTATTTTGAGGAAGATTTTACTGAGAAATTAGTCCCTGAGGGCGGTGGCTACGAAATGAAATATTATCAGGGTTGCCCCGCACATTCTTCTTGACAGGTAATAAGAGTGGGTTATTTTATCGGAATGACTCCAGTGTTTAAGTCTACATTCTCAATAGGAAAAAGCATATTAACCCTTGATGCAACTAGCTCAGAAGGTGGGCCAGACAGCATTATAGAAATTTGCAAAGAGCATGAAATCGACCCGTTAGTGCTGGTTGAAGACACTATGACGGGTTTTGTGAAGGCTCATAACATTTGCAAAGAAAATAATATTCGCCTGCTTTTTGGCCTACGCATAAGCTGCTGCAATGAAATATCAGATGATGATAATTCAGAACACAAAGTTATCATCTTTGCCAAAAACGATGACGGATGCAGGCTTCTAAATAAAATTTACTCCCATGCAAATACTGTCGGTGAAGGGAAAATTGACTTTAAATACCTAAACGACGCTTGGACAAGCGACGTTAACTTAGTCATACCATTTTATGATTCATTCATCTTCAATAATCAAATGCATCTTAAAAAATGCATCCCTGATTTCAGTGGTATTGATCCAACTTTCTGGGTGGAATCAAACGGCTTACCGTTTGATCACCTAATAGAGCAAAAGGTTGTTAAGTTTGCAGGTGGTATTTCCAGACCCGTTAAAAAGGTAAAAACGATTTTATACAAAAACAAAACCGATGTCGAAGCACTGCAAACATATAAAGTTGTATGTAACAGGAATTTTGGAAGAGCCGCAACACTAAGCAGCCCTAACTTAAACCATTTTGGCAGTAATGAGTTCTGCCTAGAATCTTATTTACAATATGCATGAGTCATTACTTAGATTCGATAAAAAGCAACGATATGTTGTTTTTGATACAGAAACCGAAGGTCTAAATTTAGTCACTTCGCGGCCTTGGCAGGTTGCTTGGCTATTGGTTCAGGGCGACAAGATAATAGATAAAAGAGATTTCTTTATTCATTGGCCAAATTTAAATGTGTCGGAAGGCGCAGCAAGAGTCACTGGGTTCTCTTATAACGATTATGCCAAGAAATCAATGCCCCCAAATGTTGTTTGGGAAAAGTTTTCAGAAGATCTCTACGATAAAAACAACTTAATCGTTGGCCAAAACCTCTTGGGCTTTGATGTTTACATG